GGCGGCCATTGCAGCCGCGCCAGTGGTGGCGAGGAAAAGGCGGCGATCAGGCAAGCCGATAGCGCTTGCCGAAGTGGTGATGTCCGACATTTCAGTAATGCTCCTATGTTGCGAAATCGCTACAATTGTGCAAAATACGCTGCTTAATCGCGTCGTCAAGACGAAATCAACACATGGTAGCGAAGTGACACCCCAGCAATGTAAGATGGCCCGCGCTGGCCTCGGACTTGGCGTCCGCGAAGTGGCGGCGGCGGCGAAGGTTTCAACAAACACGCTCACCCGCTTTGAAGCCGGCGAGGAACTACGCCCCCGCACGGTCGAAGCCATCCGCCAGACGCTGGAAAATGCCGGCGTCGAGTTTCTCCCCGAGGATGGCGGCGGCGCGGGCGTTCGTCTTAAATGACTGCGACAAAATAAAATTGAATAAATTTGGAGGATATATGAGGCGACGCAGAGATGATTGGACAATCCCGCGTCAGATAGTTTCTTTTGAGAGAAATGGCATAGTAATTAACGGGAATTATCAAGTTGAAGCCGGGATGATCCGCGTAACTTATTTGGGGGCGTCGAAAACGACGCAGCTAGAGCGGTCTCCGATCAAGCTGTATCGTATCCGCAGGCGGCGAAGTAGTTTGCGCATTCGGCGGGTTTGAAGATGTCAGCGCAGGTTTCGAGGGCGCGCATCAGGCCCGCCACGGATCGTTCGGCGATTTTGCGCAGATGCGCCTTGAGCTTGGAGAAGGCCTTCTCGATGGGGTTCATGTCGGGGCTGTAGGGCGGCAGATAATGCAGTTCGGCGCCGGCGGCTTTGATCAATTCCTCGACGCGCGGCGCCGTGATCTCGATTGAATCCTTCATCCGGCCCGTTTCGAGGAGTGGCGAATTTCCGGTCATCTTGTGGGCGATCGTCGATGGTTTCAGCGCCGGCCACTGGGGTTGCGGATGACCCATGTAGCCTTGGGCGGTGAATTGAATGATCTTGCAAGCCCGGACGACGGCCATTTGCTGCGCAACCAATATGCGAATTTGCATCGCCTTGAGATGCGCGGCGAATTCGCCAGGCGTGAACATTTTAGGCACGGCCGTACCCCGCCCGCTCGATCTCGCGGCGGCGCTTCTGAACACGCACGCCTATATCCCGCACGACTTCGTCAATTTCCTCAGGCGTGGCCAATTCTTTGAAAAACTGGCCCCATGACGGGCGAATAGCGGCAAGCACGCGGTCAAGAAACCCCTTCACCGCGTCGTCAGGGTGATGAGCGGTGAAAAGTGCCAAATACTCAATTGTGGCCTCGCAACTGGCGTAGAATTCCGATGGCGTCATGTCAGCCTCGCTTTTCGCTGTCGTCATCATCGTCCACCAATTCCTTCAGCTCGCGGCCCAACTCGCGAAGTGCGTGCAGGAACTCGCGGAGATCATGATAATTGTGTCCGCCGTGGATCATCGCCGATGCGACGCTGGCGCCGACGATCTGCGCCGCCTGTTCGCCGCGACCCATCGCCACGAGGCCGAAGACCGGGCGCGGCGGGATTCGCGCGGTCCCGAATTCCTGCCATACGGCCTTGGGGTCGTTCGTCCCGATCCATCCGGCGCAAACGTTCACGCCTTCCCAAAAGGGGGCTTCCCACGTGATGCTGGCCTTGTACTCGCCGGTTTCCAGAAGCGGCGTGTTTCCCTTGGCCTTCTGCGCGATCGTCGCCGGGGCCAGCGGCGCCCATGAGGACTGCTCATGGCCGATGATGTTCTTGCTGACCTTCGCCATCATCCTGGAGCCGCGAACCACGCCCTGTTCCATGGCGGCCCTTACGTCGGCCTCCATGGTCATCATTTTTGCGGCGAGATCGAGCAAGGTATGAGCCACGGCGCGCGCCTTAGAAATATTCGATGATGACTACGAGGCCAGCACCACCACGGCCGCCAGCGCCGGCCGTTCCGCCGTTCTGCGCAGACCCGCCGCCGCCACCACCGCCGCCGCATGACCCGCCAGCGCCGCCAGCAAAGCCCGTCGTGAGCGAGGAAGCGCCGCCACCGCCGCCCGTGCCGTAGAGGGTGTTGAAGATGTTCGTCGTGAACGACATGCTGACGCCAGCGCCACCGGGGCCAGCCACGCCACCTGTTCCACCGGCGCGCGGCGAAACAGGTTCATTCCCTGCGCCACCAGCGCCCCCGCTCTTCACGCCATTCGATATCGTGATGTCGCCACCAGCGCCACCGCCAGTTGGGCCAAACGATGCTGAAGCACTGAGACCGCCGCCGCTCGCGCCGCCGTTGGCTCCAGAGGTTCCCGCGAAGCTGGACGTAACGCCCATGCCGGGACCGTTCGCAATCGCGCCTATTCCTGGGTTGCCCGCCGTGAAAGTAACGCCGCTCGTCGGCGGTCCCGCTGGGTATCCATTGCCGCCGCCACCACCGCCGCCTGAAAGGGTCGCGAGCAGGTTGCCGGAGCCGCCATAGCCGCCGCCCGCACCGCCACCACCGCCATAAGCCACCGCGAGAGCGCCAAGCGACGCATAGGCGCCCATGGCGCCCGCGCTGCCGTTCGCGCTGTCGGTTGCTGCCGCCGCGCCGCCAGCGCCGCCAGGACCGACCGCGACGGATTGAGACGCGCCAACCTGCGCCGCCGTCACCGTGACGAAGCACGAGCCGCCTGCGCCACCACCGGCGCCACCGCTCGCCACCGTCGAGGCCGGAACCCGGCAACCTCCGCCGCCCCCGCCTCCAGATGCGAACAAGTAAACGTCCGCCTTCACCATTCCAGCGGTCGGAATGTACGTGCCGGGCGCCGTGAAAGTGACGATATTGGTTTGCGGATGCAAAACATCCCACGAACCAGTGACAGAACAGACGAATTCCACGAATGAGTTCACCGTCAGCGCATAGGGCGCATTGACGCCCAATACGCTGATTTGATCGCCGGGAAATGGGAAGATGTTGGCGTAATTCGCGGCCTTGTTCAAAACGCGATATTTCAATCCTGGAGCCGCCTGCGGAAGCGTCACGCTGTCGCCGGCCGTGACGACGGAAATAATGCGCGTCAACGCCGCTGCAATTGTGGGCAACGCGGACTGTCCGCCGCCAGCGACGGCTTTTACGCTGGAATATGAGTCATCCATGTTTCTTGTTCCTCAAATCCGGCTTGCGGCTCAGGACTTCGCGACGCGTTGGCGGGCGGGAGGCGTGCTGTTCAGCCGGGCCAGATCGGCGACAACTTCAGCATGAAGGCTCAGCGATCCATGCACGCCAGCGGAGCCGTGGCGGAACGCGTACAGGCCGCCGCCGCCCGTAAAGAATTCGCCAAGGTTCGGGGCGTTGGCGGAGATCAGCCTCGCTGCCTTCCACGCGTCATAGGCCGCGTTGAAAACGTCCGCCGCCTCGTCCAGTTTGACCGCGAGGCGCTTGGCCTCTTCGACAGTCGCCGCGTGGTCCTCGATGGCCTTGAGCTTCTGAGCTTGCGCCAGATAGGCCTCGGTCCGGGCGCGTTCGCTATCGTTGATGCCGCGAGCGTTCGCAGCCACGGCGGCCTGACCTTCGGCCTCGCGCGCCTTGGCGCTCGCGGCGATCGCGGCGACGGCGTCGTAATTGCCACTGGCCATCTTCGCTTCGTGGCCGGACTGATCCGCGAGCGCGGCGGCGAGATCGGCGGCGATTTTTGCCGCAGCACTCTCGATGCTGGCGCGGCGCGTGGCAATCTGCACCAACTCGGCTTCAAGTTCCGGGATATCGGCGGCTTTGATGTGTGAAACGTCGATTTGCATTGGGTTGAACCTTTCGGGGTTATTGGGCGGGATTGGCAGGAATGGGCGCCGGGATGGCGGACGCGTCGGCTTTGATGCGCGCCAGTTCGGCGGGAACGTCTTCAATGTCGTAATCAGCCGCGAGGGCGTTGACGGCAGTCTCCGCCGACATGACGCCGCCCTCTTTCAGCGTGGTGATGGCTATGGCGTCCGCCTGGCGATCGTCGGCCGTCGGCGCGTACCAGCGGGGCCAAATGAGCGAGATTTCCGCCGTGTCCTTGACCGGCAGGATTTTGCGGCCGCTGCGATCAACGAGAGGGAATTTCCGCGAAAGGCGACCGGCCATAATCAGGAGATCGAACAAAGCCCCTTCGCCGTAGCTGGAGCGCAGCTTGTCCGCGAGGCCGATGAGGGGTTGGTTCATCAGCTCCATCGCCCGCCCGGACGTAGCCGCGCTGAGCTTGTCCGAATCCGCGCGGCTTCCGCCAACGCTTTCGAGCGCCAGCTTGCGCACCTCGCGGACGAACTCGATTACGGCCGCAGCCGCGTCGCCGCTGATCTCCAGAAGCTTGGCGTCGCCTTCGGTCGGAACAAGCAGAGCATCGCCCGCGACGTGAACGGTGCTTCCTGCCGCCGCGCCAGGATCTTTCAAAACCAATGTCGGCGACGAAGAATATTTCAGGCCGCGCCCGGCCTGGCTGAGCTGATAGTCAATTTCAATGCTGCTTTCGATCGCAGCGCGGAACGTGCAAGCGCCGTCGATTTCGTCGCCGCCAGGGAGATTTTTCACCCAAACCATCGGGACGAAGCCGAGGCCGTGGGTCACGGTTTTGGCCGTGTCGATGGTCGGCGTGGCCTGGTCGTCCAGCACCTTCCACGGCAGAAACCAAGTTTCGGCGCTGGCGTCCCAAATTCGCTGAAACCAAAAATCAAGCGCCAGATCATCGCCGCCAATGTCGTAGCCGGCGGCGCTCAGAACGTCGCCGCGAACCTTGTATTGCTCGGTCACTTTGCGCAGCGTGTCCGGGGCTTCCGGCTCGAATTCTGGCGTGAGATAGGTTGTCGGGAGAGCCTTGAAAAACAGGCGATTGCGCAGCACTCGGACCCAAATGCAGACCGAGCCCACTGACCCGGTTTGCGCGGCTTCGAGCATCACGGCGTTCAGTTTGCTGTCCTTGATGATGGCCTTCAGCGAGGCTTCGCCGATTTTGTCGTCGGCGCAATTCACGGCGGGGAAGCGGCCTTCTGAAAACAGAAACGACACGCTGTCATTCACTACGGTCTTCAGGATGGCATAGCGAACCGAGGGCGCGCGCTGCGCAATCGGGATGTACTCGCCCGCGTTAGTGCGCTCCTGGTGGAATTCGTACGGCAACACATCGTAAATTGTGCCGTCCAGAAAGCGCGTCAGCACGTCAAGACGCCAGGCGCGATCCGGAAGTGTCCTATCGCGTGGAACGCTCGCCGCGAGGGTTTTGAACATGGTGGCTCTACCTTCCAAAAATTCCGAGGTTGCGGGATTGAAAGCCGCTGGACATACGCGGCAAAAATTCGGTGACGGCCCAAACGAGCGCGTCCACGCGATCGGGCGAATAGCCGGCGCGCGACCGGTCGAAGTCGGACGTGAAGGCAAGCATCTGGTCTTCGAGCTTGTCGAAGGCGCCGACGTGATGGACCTTGCGCTGTTCGTAGAGGGCGCTGATCGGTTCGGCGCGCGTGACCTTGCCGCGAGAGGCGTGAACAGCCTTGAAGGGAACGAACGAGATGACGGCGCGCAGTGTGGTTTCGACCATCAGGCCGCCGTTATTGACTTCCGCAATGATCCGGTCGGCCTTGTGGCGGTTGAAGGCGTCAATCGACTTTCGCGCCCACTCGTGCGGCGCGTATTTCCCGCTCAAATCCTCAAGAACGTAAATATGGCCGATGCGATCAACGCCAGCCACGATGATGCCGGTTTCGTCGCTATTCTCGTTCTGCGACACGGCGGGATCGATCGCGACCACGATGCGGACGAGTTCCGGCGCGGATCTCACGCGGTCGCGCTCAATCCAGTCTTGCTCCCAAAGCGCGCCTGGCGTGTCGCTCAGCAGTTCGGCGCTCAGTTCCTGCCGGCCAAGCCTCGTCCCCTCAAAGCGGGAGACGATTTGCGAGAAAAACGACGGGGCTAAATTCGACCTGTTGTCGTAAGTGCTGCCGCGCGTGATGGCGACGTCTTCGCCCTCGCGGCTGATGAGTTCCTTGAGGAGCTTGGATGGCCTCGGCGTGGTTGTGACGGCGAGGCGGGGCCGATGGCCCAGCCGCAGGCCGAATAAAAGCATGTCCCACGCGTCTTGCAGGTTATTCCACGCCGCCAGTTCGTCACACCACGCCGCGCCATGCTGAGGGCCGCGAAGGCGTTCGGGCTCCTCGCTCGAAAACAGCGAGCAAATCACACCATTGTCCCAAGTGACGCGCCTTTTGCTCGGCTCGTAGTTCGGCCTATTCCATTCTGGGCAAATGTTGAGGAGGCCGCTTTCGCCTTCAACCATTGTGTCGCGAACATCGCCGGCCGTTGGTCCCACCAATGCGATGCGGTGGACCGTGGCGGCTTCGGCGAGCGACCTGACCCACTCCGCGCCAGTTCTCGTTTTTCCGAACCCACGGCCGGCGAGAATGAGCCAGATCGCCCACCAATCGCCGGCCGGCGGGAGCTGTTCGGGGCGAGCTTTCGCGGTCCAGTCGTCATCGAGGGCTGTCACGAGCCGCGCGAAAATGGTTTCTTCAGCCATTGGCGGAGCCTCGCGGCGCGGCGATCATGCCCGGGACGGTCGCGGGGGTCGCGCCGTACTTGGCGTCAAGGTCTTTGAACAGGGCGATGATGTCCTTGCGCGCGTCCGGATGAGCGACACAGACGCGCAGGAGGCCCGATTGCAGATCGGCGAATGGCGGCGAGTTCAATATCTGGACGTTGTTCTGAACGTTGATGATCGTGCTGTTCGCCAGCGTCGTAATCTGGCCCGTGGCCTTGCCGATGGCGCCGAGCACGTCCAGCAGCCGCCCGGACATATTGGCCATGCCTGCGTCATCGCCCTTCGCGGCGAGCTTGTCGAACCGGTTGAACAGCGCGCTCCGCAGGACTTTGTAATAGTCGAGAATCGCTTCGCTCTCTTCAGCCGCGACTTCGGCAAGCTCGGCGATCCGGGCGGGGCCTACGAGGTAGCTGGCCTTGCGCTCGTCCGTGACGTGCTTCTCGACGTGCCGCCAAATGCTGTCCCGCTGCACGTCGAACCGCTCGGAAAGCTTGTCCAGCGACACGCCAGCGCAGCGCAGCGCCTCAATCCGTGACCGGTCCGGGTGACGGCACACGGCGCAGCGGTTCAGCGGCGAGTACTTCCTCGGCTTTCCGTCTTTTGGGTAGCCTTTCGGCATTCGATCTTCGCTCTTTTCTCTGCGCAAAAAACCAGCGCATGAGCGAAGCATTCAGGCTAAAGAGCCAATCTGTCGTGGATGCTAAAATAGCGGTTTAATCGGGCATCGGTCGGACGCAAAAGAAAAGCCCCGCCAGCGCGGAGCCAGCGGGGCAAAATCGAGCGGAATTTATTCGATGTGGATCAAACCGCACCAAGAACCTTATAGACCGCGCCACGGCTGCAATTGAGCGCCTTGGCGATAGCGGTTGCGCCTTCGCCCTGGTGATGAAGTTCGAGCACCTTGGCGTGGTCGAGAGTGACCGGACGGCCTTTGTAAATGCCTCTGGCCTTCGCAGCTTCAATGCCTGTCCGCTGGCGATCCTTGATGAAACCAAGCTCCATTTCCGCGACCATGCCGAGCACCGTCAAAACCATCTTTCCCATTGGACCGTCCGTGCTGATTGCAGGCTCCAGCACGCGCAACGATGCGCCTTTTTGCTCAAGTTCGTGGACGAGGTTGAGAACGTCACGCGTCGAACGGCCAAGCCGATCAAGCTTTACGACGCAAAGCACATCGCCGGATTGAATGAATTCAAGGACCGTGGCCAGCTCGTCCCGACCATCGCGAGATTTGCCAGAAACCTTTTCAGAGCGGATGACGTTGCACCCTGCTGCCTTGAGCCGTTCGACTTGCGTGTCGGCGCTCTGATCGCAGGTCGAAACGCGGGCGTATCCGATTTGGTTTGTCATCGCTGCACCTGTTCACTTAGGGTCTTGACCCTCTCGTTATAGCGTTCATTAAATCGCAAATCAACCCTAAATGAACGCATAAACGGGGGTTAGTGAACGTTTTCCATGGGTGTACCTCAAATGAACATCACGACGTACGAAATGGAGTAAAAACCGCGAGGGAATGAGGGCCAGGCTGGACGAGAACAAAGACCGAAGTCGGCGCGGTCGCGAATTGGCATTGAATGCGCGATTTGCTGCCTTTCGGCGTTCGCGACGGCGCAACCGGGCCAGCGCGACGGCGTCGGGCGCCCGCGCGCGTGTCGCGGGAGTAAAAGAGCCGCTGCGCCCCCGCGCTCCTCAGAACTCAGCTCGGATCAACCCTGAACTCGGATCGGATCGGACCAGCCCGGCATCTTTTCCAGGTCAAATTCCTACCGCGTTTCACTTGCGTTTCACTTTGCGTTTCACCCGCGTTTCACCTGAAACGGCACGTCAAATCCGCGTTGCGTTTCACACCCTCCCTAGAGGGTGAAACGTGAAACGTGAAACGCAACATCGATTGGAGCTAAGGCCTCCATATCAATCCTTCATTCTCAATGAGGACTGTTTTCTTAAGAAGGTCGGTTTTGGCGCGGCGAAGGTGGGTCCGGCTGGTGGCTGTGACCGCCCCCTTGTCCGTCGTCTCCAGAAAGCCCCTGCGCCTCAGCTCGTCCCGGACGGCGTCCACTGTGACCTTTCGCACCATTGCGCCGTTCAGTCCGCCCGGCGCTGGCTCAACCGCATCCGCGAGACGATCATAGGCGTTGACGAATTCGGCGCGAATGGACGTCACTTCGTCCTGGCGCTTGCCCGTTGCAGTCCGCGTTTCAGCTTCAACGTTCCAATCATCCGCGCCGCGCCTGATGATCTGCGTAGCGAACTGCGCCGCCGTGGCGGGCGTGCGGAGCCGGGCCTTGCGGAATTCCATCCGGATTGACGCGTCCTCGCCGTCCTCGCCGTCCGCCTTGGACAAGGCCAGGACGGTGTCCATTTCCCACTCGCGGGTTTTGGTGCCGAACCCGCGCGTTGCATCATGGCCGGCGTGATGTAGCCACACCTGGGCGATGTGACGGGCTGAGAGCTGGCGCACGAGGGTTTTCATCGGCGCCCAGCTTTCCTCTTCAGCCATGCTGCCGTTGAGCAAACACATGATGCTATCGAAAAAGATGATATCGGGCTTGATGGCGTCGATCTCGCGCATCAGCCACACCTGCCCCGCCTCGGCGTTCAGCGGCGGCATGTCGTCTTCGCCGAGGACTTCCCGGTTGTAGCCGAAAAGCTCGATATCGGCCCCGTAGCGCGCCGCCACGAGCTCCATGCGCTCCTTGAACGTTTCAGCCGGCAATTCGCCGTCAAGGTACATGACACGCGCGGGACGCCTAGCGCTCCACTTCAGGAACGGCGCTCCTGCCGCGATTGCGCCGGCCATCTCCAGCGACACGAGGGTTTTTCCCACGCCGGTTTCGCCGAAGATGATCCATCGCGACGTGGTGCACAGAATGTCGCCGAGTAGGAAATCGCGCGGCGGAAGTTTCAACTGCAACCACGATGAAACGAGCAGGTCCGTCCGATCGGGAGGAGGCGCGGGGAACTTGGTCACGGTGTAATCGAGGGCGACCATCAGGCGACCCTCCGCTTGACGACGTCATTGATATCCGCGCCGCGCGCGTTCGCCCTGATCAAGAAAACCTCCATCCCGGCCCCGTGCCACCTTTCCGCGAGGATGTTCGAAGCCTTCTCCCCCGCCTTGTCGTGGTCGACGGCGATGTGAAGGCTTTCGACCCCGGCGAGGACGGGCAGGATTTCCAGATTGTTCGCCGTGAGCAGGCACCACACGGGCGACGGCCCGAACTCCGGGAGCTGGCGCAGGCTGAGCGTGCTTTCAAAACCCTCGCCCACGCCAAGGCAGTTCGTCACGTGCTCGTCTGGCGTGATCTTGATGGCGCCGCCGCCGATTGGTCCGAGGGACAGGCGGTCATTGCCGTTGACCTCGGTCTTTTGCCCGTCCGCCGTGAGTGCGGTGCGGTGGACGGCCTGCGGCTCATTGGTGACGGCGTTGCGCACCAAGCAGACCATGGCCGGCACGAACGAACCCGCGAACGGCGTCCGAGGGTGAAACCGGACGGCCTCGCCGAACGCATCGGCGGGCAGCTCAACGCCGCGGCGTTTCAGGTACGTTTCAACGATCGTTCCCCGCGGGTCCTGCGCTTCTTTCCAGATCCTCAGCGCGCGCGCCGTTTTGGCCTTGGCGTCGGCTTCCTCGGACTGCCGCAAGAGTTCTATCGCCCTCGCGGAGATCGGCGCGGCGCTCGCCTTGTCGGGACGAGCGAGGCCAAGCCTCTCGCGGACATAATCCCGGCACGCGCCGAAATCGTCGCCGCACTTGGAATGAATGACGAACCCCTCAGGATTGGCCGGCGACAACCGGACGGTGAGCGAATCGTCCTTGCGGCTGTGACCGGGGCCGGGCGCGCAAACCTGCCCGCCTGCAACGTACCCGCCGAGCGCGCGAGCGATGGTGCGCAAATCAAGCGTCATGACTGCGCCCCCTTGATGAACTTGCCGCACCATTCCCAGCGCGCGACGGTTGGCCAACGGCTCATCCAGTTCGACTGGTTGCGCTTCGGGAGATCGGCGCGGCATTCGCCGTAATCGGCGTCGCCTCGCGGCTGGAAGCAGTCGCAGGCGTCACAGAGTCTGTCTTGGCGCTCCTGGCGCCCAAGCCAATATCTGTCCGGGAATTGAAAAACGTGGCCGTTGGGGTTATGGTCCGCGTCGTTATCCGCAAGATGATCGTTTTGGACCCGGTTCGCGCCCGCCAGCGCAGCCGGGTTCTTCGTTTCAGGCTTCATGATTTATGCAGACTCCGAACCGGAGGCCATGGCGCGCGACTTTTCCCATTCGAGGATTGCGGCGACGGGCCAGACGCGCTTCCGCGCGTTCAACATGATCGGCTTGGGGAATCCGCTCGACTTGATCCACTTATCAAGCGTCTTCGAAACGACGCCGTAACGGGCCTCCAGCGTCTTCACGGAAGCCAATTCGCCCGGTTTAAAATGCTCTGACATGCCCGCCTCTGTTCGGTTCAGTTTCCGACAGAAGCGAAGGTGACGAATCTTGGCGGTCTTGTCGTGGATGCTAAAACACGGGTTAAATCGGGCGCCCTTATTCGGCGCGGACGCGATCGATCATCGGCAATATGTGGTTAGTCGCCATTTCGGTTTCGCCGATCTGAGCGGCGAGCATGAGCACGCAGTCTTTCGCGAAAGGCGTGAACACTATCGGCGTAAAGACGCAAGTGAACATCGCCGACATGTTGACGCGCCACAAAACCGCCGATGGGTCGGACATAGACCCGCGCGCTGTCTCGCGGAGCGTCGCCGCCCTCCCCTCGATTGATCCGGCTGAAGCTCCTGGCTTCGTATTGACTATTGTCGCCGCGTTCGAACCTCTCGGACCCCACCCGATCGGAATAAACCCGGCAGGACTGCCAGCAGCGATCTCAGCAGGAACATCAACCTCGTTCCCCATTTGCATGGCCGCGATAAATCTAGCGGCCTTGCGCTCGCTGGTATTGTTGATCTGTACAAAAGAATCCACCATTGCCACTAAATAGCGGTCGGGATGGCTTTTGAACGGGATCGACGGACGGCCTCGCGCCTTTTTCGGCGTTGGCGGCTTCTGAGGCCTGCCCCTTGGGCGCCCCGTGGGTTTCGTTACCATTCATCGCCCCCTTGTCTTTGAAGCTCTGCGCCTCAATTCCTCTCGCCGAGCATTTCAGCAGCGGCCCAGTGAAGCCACGCGGTCCGGCTGATGCCGCGCTTTTTCGCAGATGCGTCCACGCGCTCCAGCAACACGGGGTCGAACCGCATGTTCACCACAACCTTTTCCAGCGCCGCCGGCGCCGCCGCTTTGGCCTTGGCCGGCGCGGGTGTCTCTGCCTTCATGCTGGCCCCGGAGATGAACGCCTCGGCTTTGGCGTCGGCGCTGGACGGTTTGACATTGTGAGGCATCTTAATGGCCATTGTATTCCTCTTGTGCGTACAATGAATTTACAACAGATAGTATCTCGTCAATCGCCTTTTGGTCGCGCGGCATGTGCTCTGTGACGCCAAGGCCCGCGCTGAAGGCGTTCGGGAAGGCCTTCCGGCGCACCACGACACAAGGCAGGGTCTTAAGCCCGTTGATCTCGCCGAGCACCGCCAGGGCGTCGTCATTGTCCCTGCCCAGCGCATCGGCTGCATTGAGCAGCGCATAGGCCCGAAGGGTTTCATTCACCTGCCGGGCTTCGTCTACGAGGGCGGCAATCTGCGTTCCTACCCACAGGTCAACGCTTCGCGGTTGGAACGGGATCAAGACCGCGTCGCCGATCGTCAGGGCGGCGCGCAAGCTGCCGGTATCGCGTCCGCCGCAATCGATGACGATGTGTCGATACTTGTCGCGAAGGCGCTTCATCTCCTGCCGGATGGCGGCGCCCTGCAATTGGATCGTGGCGAACTCGGCGTGGCCGCCGGACTGGTCGGCGCGGAGCTGGGCGAAGGTCGAGGCGCTGGCTTGGTCGTCGCCATCGATCAAGAGGACGTCATCGCCGCGCTGAGCCAGCACGGCGGCAATGTTGGTGGCGAGTAGGGTTTTGCCGACGCCGCCTTTGATATTCCCGACGACCAAAATCATAATTACCTCGAATGCTCAATATGCGCTCATTGTATACACGTCGTAATTATATCGTCAACATGATAGAGCGACCGCACGGCAGCGGTTCCTGGCCGGCCTCGCAACCATCGCGGAACATTTTTGTTTCTAAGCTGGGCGTTCAATGGTGTAATGCGCTCGTTTTCTGTGGGGTTTCCGGTGGCCAGGGCGAAAGACATTCACAGCACAGGACGAGACGACGGGTTGAAGGGCGCCTTCCCCCGAGTGCATCCGGCTGCGAAAATGGCCCTTGCGGAGCACGCTCGCGTCAAGGCGGTTCGGGAAATCCACGAAGGCAATGAGACGGTGCCAGCCGGCGCGACCGGAACGATTGTGCACGTCATCAAGGGCGGCATCGGATACGACGTTGAGTTTACGTCGCCGAAGCATGTTGTCATTTCCGCCGGACGTGACGAGCTTGCTCCTGCGTGACTGGTCCCATTGTTCCGATTGAAAAGGTCCTGAGCTACCTTCTCAATATTGACCATCCGGACGGCGCTCCGAAGGCGCGGTTTTTCATCAACGGCGGGTTTTCTCCCGATCGTCCTGGCGAGATGACTGCCGCGCTGCAACGCCATTTCATCGAAAATCCCGCAACGACAAAAACCCCCGATCGCTTCGGCGGCATGAGAATCACCATTGATGCGCCAATGACTGTTCCTGACGGTCGCGCGCCGATGGTGCGCAGCGTCTGGACGATCGATGAAGGTGAGACGGCCCCGCGACTGATCACGGCCTATCCAGCGGACTGACGAAGTCGTGCGATGTTCAACATGCTGACGTTGTATACACAATGTCATTATAATGACGGCACAAAAGCGATAGCTCCGCCCGCGACGGCGGCAGGAAGTCCGGCCCCGATCTTGCAAATTCTCTTCTCGGAAAGCCCTTGGCGGCGTAGCCGCCCCTAACTGGCCTCCGAATGGGTGCGGAGGGTTGGGGACTGGCTGGCGCAGCGATGTTGGCCGCGCGAAGCGCGGGCTCCGATTGGTGTGTTTTCCCCGTTCTTCACGGTCTTAGGAAACCCAATATCCGTGGCCCCCATTTTTTTGGACCCACCCCCCGGACCGCGTCGAAGCCATGTGATCCACTCCCGCGAAACGACGCGAACCCGGTTCGGCAGGTTTTTGGCGCGGTGCTGGCGGCGCTCCTCGATGATCAGGAGACCATCGCCAGCGGCAAGGCGTATTGCATCACGGGCCAGAGTCACGCAGACGCCAGCGCGCGCGGCAATGGCTCCGAGGGATAATTCACACGCGCCCCTGTCCCTGAATTCGTCGCCCACGATGCGCAGAACGGCGAGCTGCCCCGTCGTGAAGCGACAGGCGAGGGCAGGGGGCATAGGACCGGAACACGCCAGCCGGCGCCGGCGATCTCGGGAGACGGCCCGATCCGGCGAGGTTGGGTTTTTGGTCTTCGCGGGGAAAAAGCTTGCCGCGATCCGGGGGAGATCGGGAACGCGGACCGCCGTCTTATCCTTCGGCCTGATCTCGCGTCGTCTATCCTCTATCCTCGCGGCGAGGCTTTCGGCGTCAGCGTCCGAGATCGTCCCGGCGCCATAGGCTTGCCAGAGATCGCGGGCCAGTTCGTCAACGTGCGCAAGCGTCCGCGCGGCGCACAAAGCGCCTGAAAATGTCGTTTTTATCATTTCGGCCCCTAATAGGGCCGCTCAGGCAAAGTTCGACCGATCGGAAAAGCGACGCTTTCCCGTTGACTCTCGTCTTCGATTTTGGGAGATTGAGCCTTGTGTCGGGGGCTCAACCTCCATCGTTTTTGCGACCCTCAAGCTTGCCGGCTTGGGGGTCGTGGTCGTTCTAGGCCTATGCGGCTGAACGTGGTTTCGACCGACTCGCGCCGGCCAAGCTGTCAATCTCTGCGATTTGCCGATTCGTGGCAAGGCCAAGCGCCTTGGCCCTCATTTGGTCCAACTCCCCGTAATAGGCCTCTTCGAGTTTGACGATTTGGCCGCAAATCTTTAATCCGAGCCAATAAAGGGCCGTCGCTTCGTCGCTGCCGACCTCTACGAGGTCAGCATTGGCCGCGTTGCTGATGTCGCCACCCTGAAGCACGACGCCGAGCAATTTACCCATAGCGCTAAGTTCAAGGACTTCGCCTTCAATTTCAAACATACCGAATCCTTTACGCTTGGGCCGGGGCGTCGACGAACGACCGAAGGAACGCGGCCAACAGATCGTGGTCGTGGATCTCGGCATGAAGTGGCGACGTGAGGATATACGAGCCCTTGGCCCGTGCCTCCTCGATGGTGCGGCAGGGATAGGCCAGCATGGCGACGGCCGAGGCCCTCTCGGCGGCGTCTGTCTCCTGCCACAAGGCCTCAGCCTCTTCGACGCCTTCGCCGGTCCGTTCGGCTTCCTCTTGCGCGTCAACGGCGTCGCAAAACGCCTTGCGAGCGGCTTTGTGGCGTTCGATCAGGTCCGCGAGCTGAGACGCCTCAGCGGCGCGCGCTGGCGATTTTAGCGCACTGGCGGCCATTGCAGCCGCGCCAGTGGTGGCGAGGAAAAGGCGGCGATCAGGCAAGCCGATAGCGCTTGCCGAAGTGGTGATGTCCGACATTTCAGTAATGCTCCTATGTTGCGAAATCGCTACAATT